AGCATCAAGACCACTATTTTTTCCTACAGCCTGATCGTAAAATTTATTAATAGTTGGCATTCCGTTTGTTTCAGTAAGACCTGAAATAATTTTAATTTGTTCTCTGTTTGATTCTGAACTTCTATATGTCTGTCTAATTAAGTATCCTAGTTCTATAATTTTATTAGTGGGTACTTTATAATCTTGATCAAAATAATTTTTACGGCGCTCTACTAAGGAATCAGAAGTATTATCTGAAGTTGGGTCATTAATTAAATCTTTAATTTCTTCTGATTTTTTTATAATATCATTTGGTAGTGTATTTGATTCTTCTGAATCTTTACCAAAAAAACTTGCGACATTATTAAAGAGGGAAGAAAACCAACTTTCGTCTTCTTCTTCTTCTTCAGGCTGCATTGGAACTGTAGTTATTCCAGTACCTTCCAGTGCTGAAGGAAGGGATGCTTCTTGTTGATTTGTTTCAGACGCCTCTAGTTCTCGTTCCCGCTGTTCAAAACGTTGACCAAGCATACCAAAAGAACCGTCATTTACTACTTCTTCATCAACTGATGTTGTCTGTTCCTCAACTGGCTCCTCAACTGGTACTATTTGAGGTTCTTCCCCTTCTAAAACACCAGTTATATTTACTTGGGAGCGCGATTGTGGACGCATACTTGTAGTTAAATTTGTATCATGATTAGGCATCTGCATTAACCTCTGCTCTTAAATGCTTTAAAGAACGCAACGCTGCAGTTTGACCCTGTAAGCGATACAAAACATTAGCATTTTCTGACTGTTCCATAGAGATATGTACACGCTCAATACGTAACTCTAGTTCATTACAAAAAGAATCCCATAGAGGTTTATCGTTTACAAGTTTCTTTAGTGCGCTCATTTGTTTGGCCTCTGTACTAGTCCACCTAGGTTAAACTTAGCTTCCCTACGTATTTTGTCTGCTAAAGACATGCTTCCATCTACTTCTATATAGTCGTATAAAACGTGCATGTTTCCAGAAACCTTTACCTCACCTATCTCATTACCTAGTGTAATGTTTCCAACTGTAGCAGGTCTTAAATTAGGTTGAGGTACTGTGCCATCTTTATTACGAGATGTAATCTTATCCATTCTAACGGGGCCAACAAATTGCATATCTAAACCATAGTAATGCTTTCTTGCCTTACCAGAAAAAGCCTCTAAAGCTTCAGGGCCAGACATAGATTGAACTGCAACGATAGGGTGATTTAATCTTCTATTTCCTTCTAGGCTAAAATTACCGGGCTGTACTAAGTTAGTCCTATATACAGTACCTTCTTTACCTACGTTTTTCTCATAGTTATCTTTCATATTCTTTAAAGTTAAATCAGGGCCATCATAAGCATTTGCCCTAGCTAAAGTTTTATTATCTATACCTCCAGATAATTCTTTATTAGAAGTGCGAGGTGTAATAAAGAGATTCTGAAAAGTCTTATCACTTACATCTTGAGGTTTTTTACCCATAACAATGTAGTTACCAAAGTCTAAATCTAGTTCAATGTCAGCCTCTTCTAACATATCTGACATACGATCCCCCTTATAAGAGGTAGACTTTTTTGGGTTTAAGGGTCCAATTTCAACAGGCCTATTAAAAAACTTTCCCGGTGCTGGCATAACACTAACAGATGATTCAGAAGCTAAAGCACGTGCTTGCCTTTCAACAAGAGGCGCTACAACTTCTTCTGTAGGTATAACAATAGAGCCTCTTTCCTCGCCCTTTGTATTTACATCTCTTACAAATTTCTTTTTAGAACCCCTGCCAACAGTCTTGACAGGTGTAGCTACATCTTGAAAGATATCTTGTAGTATTGAAGCGCCTATTCTACCTATATTCATTACTGTACGTTCCCTGTAAAGCCCGGTTCTCCCGGCGCTGCTGCAGCACCAATGCCAATGTTACCACCGCCGCCACCGCCCATATCCTGTGGACCCGTAGGAGCCTCTCCCTGTGGCCCTCCCGGTGCTTGAGGGGGTCCACCCGCCTGTGGTGGTCCTCCTGCTGCTTGTGGGGGCGCTCCTGCTTCTGGAGTAGGGGGCAGAGGCTGAGCAAATTGTTTAAATATCTCAGCTTGAATAGCAGCGTCTTGCATAGAGTTAGTAACTTTATCGGGATCAAGATCCATACTAACAGCAATCTCACGAATGATATAGTCCATCTTAGCAAAAGGAGCCAAGGCAGGGTTCTGTACTACCTGAAGGAACTGTGTTAGACGTTGGCTACGAACTTCGTTAGCCATTAAGCTTTCAGTACCTTGTGCGCGTACCTCTAAGTCCCCCTTAATAGAAGGATCAAAGTCAAATTGCATGTTGAAGTTAAAAAACGCTTTACCTAGAGGGCCAAGCATATAATCATCTACGTTTTTTATTACATTACGTATTGACCCGTTAGCAGCAGACATAAGCATACTAATACCAGAAGCTGTACGTCCAACACCTTGTACGCCTGTTTGACCGTGAGCAAAACTAGGGAAGCCAGTGCTTTCATCAGCTAAAATTCTAGCTTTATCGAACAGTTGCATATTTTCGCCTGCAACGTTAGGAAACTTAGTACCAAAGATTGCCTGACCGGGTGCGCCACCTTGACGCCTAAACACTTTACCGGGATACAAAGTTAAGTCTTGGCCCGGCACTAAGTTAGTTTCATCTATTTCAATCAATAGGTTACCAGACATAACTGCATTATCTACAGCCATACGCATGAAGCCATTCATGAGTGTCTGTGTGTCATCCATGTTCTCAGCTATACCTACTCCAAAGAATGAATAAGGGTTTAACTCGTAAGGCACAGCATAGTAAGGAATTAGAGCAGGCTTGAACGGATTCATAACTAAACGCACTACTTGCCCGTTACATACCCATATATTAACGCTTAACTGCTCTGACTTTTTTAACTCTTTAGGAATATCTACATCGTGATCTTTAAGTATATCTGTGTCCACATAACCCCAGAACTCATACAATTCATAACGCTCAGCTTTTGAATCTTGAGCATCGTCCTCCATTGCTTGTTCCCACCACTTCTTCTCATAGGTTTCCCCCATGCTAAGAGATTTATCAATGGCGTTGTCACGAAAGAAAGGGCGGCCTTTTAATGCACGAACTTGAGAGCGTGATAGTTTATGGCGCTCTACTATATACTCTGCTTCATCCATGTTAGCTGCATCAGGGTCAGGGTAAAAATTCCAAATAGATACATGGCTAGTAGAAGGCACTGTCTTAATGGTAGGTTCGTAATCACCTTTTTCATTCCAGTTAGGGTACTCTTTATTAACAGCAAAAGGGCCTTTCATAATACCAGTACCAAACAAAGCCAGTTCAAAAGAACTTAAACGTAATTGTTTGTTAGCCCCGCTTTCCTCTAGTTGATCGTGTATCTTCTTCTGCATTTTCTTAGCAGCTACCAAAGCAGGATTGAAATTAATGCTGCTAGGCAAGGTTCCCGGCCCTTCTACTAGCTTATCCTCAACGGGCTTAAGTTTTTTAGCTAAAGCACCTAGTCGAGATCTAATAGTACTTACAGTATCCCCCGGCTCAAGTACTGTATCAGGACCAAAGGTAGGAGTAGGGGAAAAGACTTCTTTTAGTTCCTCTAAACCTTTTTCTGATTCTGGGTTGATATCAAAGTGTACTGTCTCTGCTACACCTTCAGGAAGAGTAGTAGGATCAATAGCAAGAGGAAATTTTTGACTACCAAAAAGAACTTCTACAATTTGACCGTAAGCTGCTAAAGTTTTAGTCTTAGTAACTTTTACAAATACTCTTGACTTTTCTGCTTCTGTAAATTGTACTTCACTATTATAGATACCACGATAGTTTCTATAAGCACTCATCCACCGCTGTTCATCAACAAAACGTGCGTCTTCTGCTTTTTTAAACTTACTCATAACTAAGTCAATGATGTGGCCTGCTTTAGGGTCAGACATGCCAGATGTAGAGACATCCTCAATGTGTGCTGATTCAGCAGACTCTAAGTTTGACTCAAAGTCGTTTGTAAAATCTTCAGGGTCCATATTTAATATCCAAATGTAGGATCAGCAACTTGAAAGCCGCTTCTCTGAGTTGCAGGATTAAAGTCCCATAAGGAGCTTCGTGGTCTAGTCATTATACCATACCGTAAGGCATCATACAAGTGATCTTCTGAGTTTGTATCGACATCCTCTGGGTTTCTTTTATCTAAAGGAAGGCTAGGTATCTGTGCTATGCAATTGGTGCAGGTGGAGAAGAATACGAGTTGGGGTTCCTCAGTAAACTCTTCCACCTGCAAACGGCGGTGAACTTCATTCTTTCCTGAAACCCTAGATCCTTTAGAGCGGTCAGAAGGTCTCCAGCGACATCCCTTCATGATCATTTGCTCTGCTAGGCTAGGACCAGTGTCACCTCTTTTATGCCAGAGGGATGAGTCCAACACGCCGTATCTTATAGTACCATCTTCAGACTCTGCCTCTAGTATCATATCTGCTAGGTCTGTAGCTGTTACCTTTGTAACATACATCTCTCTATATACTATTAACTGCTCAGAGGGAGAAACAGCAAACCATACAACACCTGTCCAACTACCATAACCATAATCACAAGCTCTGAACTTCGTCCAGCCATTTGGCACATCAAAAGGTTCGACAACATGAATTTTTCTATTAAACTCTGGAAAAGCTGCACCTTCATTAACATCCCAATTGCCCTCTAGTAGTTGTTTACGTTGATGCTCTGGCATAGACAGAAGCATAGTCTCGTAGTCTCCGCTGTCAGCTAGGTAAGGATTATCAAACAAACTTGCAGGTATAAACCTACGTTTAAATAATGGTTGACCTCCCTTAGTATGACCTTTAGGATACTCTAGTCTATCGCCTGTCTCAATATCCGTAGCCCAAAAAGATTTGTTAGGCTCAGAGGGATCAATAAACATTTTTTTAACCCACTGATGTCCTATCGAACCGGGGTTAGTTGTAGCCCTCATGTACAAACCTAGTTCAGGTGCTGCAGATCTCAAGCGACTCCTCATATAATTCCACGCAAATGGTGTAGCCCATTGAGTTAACTCATCAAATGCTATATAGTTAAACGCCTGTCCTTGGTAACGCATAACATCTTGGTCTTTGTCTAGGTAACTCATCCAGATTCGCCCACCTCTAGGTGTAACCCATTGAGATTTACGCTCTGACCACTTAATACCGGGAATAGCTTTAGGATATAACTCTTGACTTTTCTGTATAAGCTCCCTCAACTCCTCTGTAGTATGTCGTACAAGCAAACCACTAAACTCTTTGTGATTAAGACTACGTAAAGGGTCAGCTAGTGTCGCATACGATTTTCCACCCCCTGCTGCCCCGCCATATAGTACTTCTCGTTCACTAGAAGCTAAATATTGTGTCTGAGGGCCGGGATTAGGCTGAAAGACAATGTTTTGGGCTTCTTCTACGTTAAACGGCGCTGCAATAGGCGTAGCTGGTACTTTATATGTTTCACGTGAAACTTTTTTACTTGAAGTAGGTGTAGTAGCCGACTCTTTCTTTTTCGAGCGTTTCGTACTGCGAGATGGCTTTTTCGAGCCTTTTGGCAAGCTCACGTTTAATTCTAGCAACTGTTTTACGTTTTCGCTCAATGTCTACTCTTTTCTTTAAACCCATATGAGAAATACTTCTACCTGATTGTGTAGTTAACCAAGCAGAGACTTCCCTATAACTATACTGCTTTAAATGTTTTTTTGCAAGCTCTAATAGTTCTAATTCTTTAGAAATAGGGTTTAACCATTGTTCGTCTTCTAAGTCTACCTCATACCCCCAAGGTATAGGTTTTACAAGTCTGGGTATGCGCTCCCACTTTTTTATATTGTTAGGCTTAGGAAGCATCCAAAAACCTAGATCATTATTAGGAAAAAACATAGTCATTACAATTAATTACACGTACAAGTACCATCTTTGCAAGATTCACACTTTTCTTTAGGTGGTAAAATAAACAAGCCGCCACTTGACTCTACAGTAACTTTCTCAGTTTTAACAATACCAGCACGATCTAGAATCTGGCCTGCTGCTACCATTTTCTCTTTAACGCCTAATTGCGTAGGATCAGATAAAGCACTACCATACGCTACAGCAGCTTGAGGGCCAAGCCTAGACATGTAAGTTTTTGTAGCATCAAAGATTTCATCTTTAAGTCCTTCTACAACTAAACGAGTAGCAGTGCTATCAGCGTAACCAGCCATCTTCTTAGCTGTAACAACGTCACCACCAGCCTCATCAAATAAGACTTGCATAAAAAGTTGTTGCTTCTCGTTTAAATTTTTACTCACGTTACTCTCCTGTGCGGTTTAGTAGCTTTAGCCGCTTTTTTAGGTTGCTTTGAAACTTGCTTACCTTTTGCAGTGTCTGCTCTTTTTTTAGCTGTAGAAGCGTTGTAAGCTCCAGCACCCATAGATTTAATAGCAGCAGCAGGGAGATAACGTTCTCCTGTAGCTTTCGGGCCTTGAGTAGAAGGTTTACCACTTTTGGTTCTCCAGTTTTGTTTTGTCCAAGACTTAAGACTTTTTTGACTTTTTGCTATCGCCATCTGCTTTTGCCTTTGCTTTTTTACTTAGATCTGCATAATGATATAGTCGTACAGACCCTTTACTCATTCTTACGCCTGTCATTACCATATCATCTTTATGCTTGTGAGTTTTACCTTTATACTCTAAACCATTAATTTTATAGTGTTTTACACCCTTCATGATTTATATCCCCCGCCTTTAGCTTTATATTGCTTAGCAACCATCTGGGCTTTCCTAGCTGACCACTGGCCGGGGCTTCCTCCCTTGCCGCCAGCCTTAACGGATGACACAATAGACTTACGCACAGTAGGCTTAGTATAATTATTAGCCGCATTAACGGTAGATTTTGCTTTTGATTTCGCCACGGGTTATTCCTATATCTATTAGGTCTTTGTCCGACATATTCATAAGAATCCAGTAATCTGCTCTTAGTTGCTGGTTCTTTTGAAACTTAATGAAAAAACGTTTAAACATGGTATGACTCCTTTTTGTACCAAGGATAGTTATACCATGTCTAGCGTTGCGGGACTACATACAAGAATGCAATCCCGCTATGCGTAGTAGTTACTTCTTTTTAGCTGCAGGCTTCTTCTTAGCCATACCGCCATACATGTAACCGCTCTTCTTAGACATCCCACCAGCCATCATCTTAGCTGCTGGTTTTTTCTTAGCCATGCCACCGCCCATCATTTTAGCTGCAGGCTTCTTCTTAGCCATTCCACCCATATTCATTTTGCCAACACCGTCAGCAGCATAGGCTGGAACTTTTTTACCATTCTTCATAACCATAGGCATTCCACCTTTGTTCATTTTAGCTGCAGTTTTTTTCATAATTGTTCCGCCTTTGTTTAATCCTGTACCACGACCACCGGGACCAGCTAAATTTGAAGGATCTGCACCACGCCTCCTTTTCTTACGTTCTTGGGGTATTACTTCATCCCTTGCACCGGGTTTATCATTTAAACTCGTAACAGTAATTTTTGATGAAGCAGGAGAACCCAATTTAGTTTTTAGATCTTCCGCATAAACAGCAGCCATAACTTGACCTTTTTTGTTTGTGTAATACAAACTACCTGCTGCTTTAGCCGCTTTAATAGAACTATATTTACCTGCATTCTTTTGGGCTTCTTTTGAACTCATACCTTTTTTCTTAAGCG